TGGCTCTTTGCTTCCAAGAACACCTAGACCAACTTGATTACAGACCCATTGAGGAACTGATTGAGTGTGCTGACGCTCTCGAAGAAAAAGAGCGAAGAGCGCAGGAAGATGAACTTGACTAAATCAAATTTTTTTGTTACACTTAGGGCAATAAGGAAAGGGGAAAAATGAAGCCAACAGATGTATTAGACATACAGGCATACTTCAAGGGGAAGTGCCTAGATAGTCGTTGGGAAGATTTACTACAAACCTATGTAGAGATTTCGGTTGGAAAGAAATACCTTTACACAGAGGCAGAGTGGGAAAAGTCTGACCACAAGAAGGCTATTGGTGTTTATCGCAAGGACATTATTGAAGCAGGAACGAACGCGGAGTGTTTCTTCGTCAAAGATGAAATGTCTGACTTAGTTACTTTTGCTTCTAATAAATTAGATGAGACAGATGAGATAGACATAAGCCTAATCCCTACTGATAGAGGCTTTGCTTACTTTGAGAAGCCACTCGCGGTTCGAGATGTTCGCGGAAGAGAAATGCTTATCAACCTAATGCTTTGGAAAAAAGTATTTGGTGAAGATGGAAAATTAGGCGTTTCAATCTCTTTCTGGAATGACGCTTATAGAACTCCTGATGATTTAGCAAAAGTTATTCTTGCCGAGCCTGATGATGTAACTAGGCTTCTAGGTCGCTTTCATTGGATTAGTTGTAAGAGTATCTTTCAACACGAAAAGATAGGCAAAGAAGAAATCAACGCTAACGAAAAAGACATGGACGCTATACGCGCTTTGACTTTCAAGCCCGGTGGAAAAGAACTTCTTTCGGACGAAGAGTGGGAAGAATACAAAAACAATAAACTAACTCCCGCCACTAACAACACAAGACTTATGTGGGCTTACTTCTTGATTATGTCGCAGACACTTACAGAGGTATCAAAGCACCAAGCAGAGAACAGAGCGCAACGCAAACGCATTGAGCGAGATAAGTTGCCAGCAGAGTTTGTAGTTGTTCAATTCCGCAAGCGCAGGTATGTAAATGCGGACACAGATGAGACCCACGAAGAAAGTGCGGTTGAGTGGTCGCATAGATGGATTGTTGGTGGTCATTGGAGATGGCAACCATACAAAGACCCAATTAGTAAGGGCGTAATCAAAAAGCGTATTTGGATTAGTCCTTATGTAAAAGGTCCGGAAGACAAACCACTTATCGCCAAGAGCAAAGTATTCGTGTTGGCGAAGTAAAAATAGACTTGACTTCTAAGGGGAAGTCCTGTATAATAAAGACAAGGGAAAAGAAAGGGGTTAGCAAATGGCTAACGATTTAGTAGAAGTACAAGTAACTGAAGAAGAACTATCTTTGCTTACTATGTCGGTGGGTATGTTTATTACTTTGATGGACGAAAAGATTGAACGCCGACACAAGAGGGGCGAGCGCGGTCAAGAGTTTGACTTGGAAGAGATGTTCTTCTTGATGGATAAGAAGTTTGGTGCTATGAACTTGTGGCGCAAGATGTTGGTGTCTGCTGGTTGCGACCCTGACCTTATTGCGGAACACATTGAGAAAGCCACAGAAGAAGAGGGCTTGTGATGGCTGAACACCATTACATAATCAAGTTTGATGATGAGACAGGAACTTGGTCTCACGACACAGATAGCGAAGAAGTGCGCTTTCCTGATGGAACTATTTGGGACGAAGCAGAGAACGAGTGGAAGTATGCCTATCAAGGTGATGGCGAGTTTTATCGTAATGCTGATGTCTATGATGATTATTTATCTCACATTATCTCTACTATGGATTGCTAAGGAAAAAGTAAAATGGATAACATAAATCTTTCACGAACAGTATTGTTTGTTGGGGACTACTTCACTCTTATGACCACAGTTGTTCTTGATGATAAGTTGAGACTTGATGGGGAGGAAGATGAAGACTTTGCGGTGAGAACTGCTAGTGTCTTTATCAAGGAATACTATGGCTTTGATGTTGCCTCTGTATCTAACGACATTGGTATCGTAGATGGAGATGATGATGATAGCGTTGAGTAATCTTGATTTGTATGTATCTGTCTCGGACAAAATAGAAAATGGCGAGATGGACAAACAACTCCACGACCTACGCAGACTTGTTGATACAAGGCTGGCACTTATTGGAGCAACTAAAAAGTTAGACGATTTCGGTATTGGCGACAAGGTTCGTATAAACGATAGGTGCGGAACTACCTACCTGCGTGGCGAAAGTGCCACTATCGTGGGCAAACGCAGAACTAAACTTGCTATCAACCTTGATAACCCAAAGGGACGCTTTATTCGCAAGATGGCTAGTGGCGAGATTTTGTCTGCCGAAGTCATAGTGCCCCTAGAAATAGTTGATAAAATTTAACTATGTAAAAGCATTGTCGCCATCTCCCCCCTTTCTGATGGCGATAAAGAGCGCGGGGTAATACCCTTTCCCCCTGTCGCTCCGCCACTCTCCTTCGCTCCTGTCCGAAGGGAGTGGTGTCTTTTTTTGTTTGACTTTTATACAACTACTGATAGTGTTTCGGCACGCTACCCTTTTTGCTATGCGAGTAGTGGCTAAAGACTTTCACCCTAACGGCGGGGCTTCCCCCTTTGTTGCGTCTATCGTTGATAACCCTGATGACGGCGACACGAAACTTGTTATTATGTTCGGGGAGGAAGGGTGTGTTGCGGTTCTTTCGCTAGACTACTTGTTGCGTGATGAAGACATCTCAAATAAATACAACGGGCATAACGGAGACAAATACGAACAACTTAGAGAAGACCTCTGGGGAGACTTCGTAGGCTAGGTAGTAAAAAGTAAAAACCGACAGGGAGCAGTACGATGACTACAATTGCAGCCGTTCAGGGCGAGAATTGGGCTGTACTTGCTTACGACAGTCGTGTTACTGAAGACAACAAGATTTACTCTTTGCCGAAGGACAACGGCAAGGTAATAAAAAATGGCGACTACCTCATTGGCGTAGCGGGGGACATGAGAGCCGTCAATCTAATGGCGTATGTATTCAAGCCACCTACTATTGCCCCAACCGCTTATGGCGTAAGGCTAGACAAGTTTATGACTATGAACTTCATACCTGAAATGAAAAAGTTATTCGAGGACAACTCATACTCAAAAGATGGCGAACACGATAGCCAAATCATTGTTGCTATCAACGGCACTATCTACGAGATAGGTGAGGACTTCTCTTGGGCTAGAGATGAGTCTGGAGTTTATACAATCGGGTCTGGCGGAGGATACGCACAAGGGGCGTTACTTGCTACGCTTGAAACCCGCAAACGAACTCTTGGAACTGCCAAGACATTAGCAAGGCAAGCAGTAACAATCGCCTCACGCCTTGACCCAAATACTTCGCCACCGGTTTATGTGATGGTTCAACACTTCGGTGTGGCTTAGCAAAAAGTAAAAACTCTCCGGCACGCAACAAGCCGGTCCCCTGCAAGTCAAAAAGTTATTCTGAAGTCGCTATGCGTACGCCTATTTGCTGAACGACACGACTTGACTTTTCTTTCTAGGGTTGCTATACTTCAGTTATTCAGTAGGGGGGAAGTCGCTGGACACCTGAACCACTTGAACTCCGGAGGGTGGGAAACAATACGACTCCCCTACTGAACCTAATTTCTCTTGAAAGGGGAACGCATGGACACAATGTCTATGACCTACCACTTGCGTGGTAATTTCTATCCACCCCTACCACTTGATTACGCGGAACCCGCTATCAAGGCGTGGGAGTTTTATCAGGCAGAAGACTATGATGCGGTAATTACTTTACCTGCGGACATAGAGCCACACCCCGCTTGCGCTCGCAAGACTGATTCCGGCTGGGAGTTATCTGCCGGCGACCTAGTGCGGATACTTCGCTTAGATAGGTAATTTATCTGGAGAAGCCCCGGCTGAAGAAGCCGGGGTTTTTTCATGCACGCAAGTTATTCTGAAGATGGAGGAGCCGGCTAAAGTTTTTTACTTTTTGCTTGTTGCTCCGGGACCCGGCTGTCTGGAGATAGAAACAACTTGCGGAAGAAGTGCCAAAGGGTTCTTGCTGGCATAGGATTTATAAATGTGATACAAAACACAATGCGGATTTCCTATTTCAACTTGACTTCCCTGCCAAAACTGGTAAAATACTCTTATCAACTTCAGAAAGGGGAAAACAATGAAGTGGATACTCGTCAAGAAGTCTGACGGAGAACGCGGAAATGCCGGTCTCAAGAAGATTTATCAGGTTATCGTTGAAGATAACAAAGTTATTACACTTTGGGGTAAGGCTGAAGAAGTCGCTCCACAAGCAAAGCAAGTAAAGAGTTTTGCTTATCCATTCCTTGCTAAGGCATACGCTAACGACAAGGTTCAATCTAAACTTACAAGAGGCTACGAAGTGGTGCTCGTAGCCTAATTCGGTGGGCGGGAAAGGCTCCCTCGTCTTGGTTGGTGCGGGGGAGTTTTTCTTTTCCTAATACTTGACTTTTATTAGACGCGGTGTTATACTTAGAGAAAGAAAGGGGGGACACTATGAAAGCAGTCATAATCACAACAAGTGGTGAGAAGCAAGTGGTTGAATTTACCAACGAAACTTCTTACAAGACTTTATCTGACGCGGTTGGCGGAATGATAGAGTGCGTTGGAATTGACGAGAACACAGATATGTGGGTAAATGAAAATGGCATAGCAGAGGGCTTGCCACTCAACCTACACGGGTCTGCGATTTATTCGGAGACTTGGAAAGCAGGTAATCCTATTCTCGGCAATGTAATCATTACTGGCGGGACAGATGAAGAAGGCTACACGCTAGGACTGACTGACGAGCAGGTAGAAAAGTGGTTGGCATACAACTCACAGGTAATTCCAACTGCCTACTTATTCGGTGCGCTATACAACTAAATAGATTTCCCACAGAGAAGGCGCGGGCTAACCCCCGCGTCTTTTTTGTTGTTCGCAGATTCCGGAGGTACCCCTAAAGCAAAAAGTAAAAACTTGCGTTTTGCGGTCTGGCTATTTGGCAGCGGTGCTGGACATAGAAATAACTTTGCGACACGACTTGACTTTCTAAGATAGATGATGTTATACTTAGACAACAAGCCAACGAAAGGGAAAAGAAATGGCAAAGTATGTGGTTCTATGTGAGGCAGATGAGTGTGAGACAGAGAACGAAGATTTTGAAGATGATGGTTCAACCTATTGGTTTACCTGCGTAAAGTGCGGATACGACAACGAGGTGGTTCACTCGCCGTGGAAATAACAACTAAAGCCAAGTGCGTAGAGTGCGGTAGGGTCTTTGACCTACTCAATGAGATAGATGCGGAGGAGTGGGGCTATGGACACGACTGCGAAGTTATGTAAGTCTTGCTTGAATACTCACGCGGTAGAGGAAGATGCTTGCTATTGCGTGAAATGTTCAGAGAACTTTGATAGTGGTTGTATGAACGAGATAAATGGAGAACCCGTTTGTTTTCAATGCGACCCGACTTTTATACCAAAAGAGTAACTTGACTTTCTAATTCCACTATGTTATGCTTAGGGTATTAGCAGAAAGGGGGTGAAGATAGATGCTAAGTTTTGGAGATTTCGTAAATTGGGTAGAGCCTAATGGCAACTACGAGAACTACTGTATTCAATGCGGACGCAAGACAGGTAAGAACGCTTACCTAGTAAATGTATCCACAGGCGGTGCGGTGTTACACCCAGCCAGCGAAGCAGACTCACAGGGGTTCTGGAACATAGGCAGAGAGTGTGCCAAGAAGTTTGACCCTGCGGTGCTTGTAAAAAACTAAATAGAATTCAAGGAAGCCCCCGCCAAGTGCGGGGGTTTTCTTTTTTGTGCGTGCAAAGGTGTAGCAAAAAGTAAAAATCATGCAATAGCCGGTAGGGTCCGGAAACAATGCAAAGTTGTTCGTAGTGAGCAAAAACCTTAGCAAAAAATGTGTGAAGACAATTCGGACATTTTGCCTGTGAGATACATCTCTTTTTTAGGATTTGACTTTTATGCGGTAATAGGGTATTCTTTGTCTTACAAAGAAAGGAGGAACAAATGCCAAAGGGATTACCCGATAGTGTTATTTATACTGCGGTCAAACGCTCTACTAAGAAAAGAAAGAGCAAGACTAAAGACCACGCATACTACGAACAAAATGCGGAGATGCTAAATGCCTTTGTTGCTCGTTTATTTGGATTTGCCAAAAAAGGAAAAAACTGATAAAATACTATTATGAAAGGAGAAAACAAAATGACGACAAATACACAATGGACAGAAGTAGATGAAGACGACTTAGGTATTGCTCCGCAATACACAGCGATTGATTACCCAACTGAACTGTGGAACGAAATCTTGCCTAACCTATTTCAGGGAGGTACAGATGATGACGACACTATCTTTGAGAGAAATCGTGAAGGTGATGTGCGGATTACTAAAGAAGACTTCGATACAGTAATTACTGCCTACCAATACGCAAACCCTGCGGATTGGCTAGTAAAGGAAATTCGCTATCCGTTCTACGATAGTCCAAATATGAGTGGGATTGACTTCAAGGAGTTATTCCAAATTGTGCGGATTGCTCACGAAGATTGGAAATCAGGTAAGCGAGTTCTTATTCGTTGCCAAGCAGGACTAAATCGTTCAGGGCTAGTTATGGCATTAGTCCTAATGCGTGAAGGTTATTCTGCGGAAGAAGCGATTTGCCTAATCCGAGATAAGCGAAGCCAATACGCATTATTCAATTCAACCTTTGAGAAGTGGTTGCTCTCGCTCCCTAAGGCGGAGTAATGGAAGCAACCACTTGCTCCAAGTGCGACGCAGACGCAAAGTGGATAGATTGCCCTTGCGGTGATGAGATGTGCTTTGCGGTGCGTTGCTATTGGAGTGAGTGCGCTTATGTGGAGTGGGGTTGTGAGGAAGAAGGTTCTAAGCAAAAAGTAAAAACCAATCCAATCTACCTCTCCACTTGCGACACGCCGAAAGTCAGGTAACTTGAAAAAAGTCAGGGAAGTTGGTATTATTACTCCATTGACTTAGAAGAAGTCAAACTTAGAGAAAGGGCTAAGAAGATGGCACTAGTAATGAAGATGGATAAGAAGTTCATACAACGCAGACGAGTTGCGTTTGTTATCGCTCTCGCGCTCGCAGGTGCGCTTGTGTGGGGATTAGTTCAGGTATCAGGAAACCTATGGTGGGTTGGTGGCGAAGAAGGCTACTGCTGGGGTCAAATGGTTGAGTGCTATTTCGGGGAGGGAAAGTAATGAATAAAGGAAAGTATGGGCAAGACCTTGCCAAGATTTCAGATAACGAGTTTGCGGAGTTCTTATTGAAGTTCGCATTTATGACTCCAGAACAAATGGAAGAACGAGACAACTTACCAACAAAAGAAGCGCGTAGGGAGTTTATGAGAAATCTTCCGCTACCTCAACTACAACGAAAGGGAAACTAATGAAGAAGTGCGCAACACCTCATTGTGAAAACACAAACCTTATTTATTCGGGCGTAGATGCCTTTATGCGGGAAATGCCTTTCACAGAAAAGTATTGCTATCCGTGCGGTAATGCTTATGTAACTATCAAGCAAGAAATAGCGTCCCTCGAAGAAGTTAGGATAAAGTAAAAATGGTTCTAGACACAGGAACAATGCTTGCCATCATTATTGCGCTCGCAGGTTCGTGCTTTGTGATGGTGGTTTCCATCAACGCCTACGGGAAGTTGATGCGGGAGAACAAACAACTACGCCAAGAGTTGGTCGAGTTGGAGTGGAAGAAGATAAGGGAGGTGAACTAAATGGAAACATCACAGATTATTGCGGACGCAGAGTGTGATTTCAAGTGCCAGTTCGAGTGGATTGAAGTCTCATCAAACTTCTTCAATGTGTCGGTTTATACGCCAGCATTGTTAGCAGGTATTGCGGGTTATGTTATTTATCGCATTATCAAGAAAGTAAAAGGTAATGTCCTATGACGAACAAACCCACTTGGGATAAGTTTGAGGAAGCAACTGCGGTTGTAAATTGGCACAAGGTAGGCCTTGACCCTAATCAAACTATTTGGAGAAACAAGTTCTACACAGTTATCAAGCACATACTTGAGCCTGAACTTGGAGACAAGAGTGGTATCCATCTTTCTATTCGCCATAACGAACGAAAGGCGGTTAGAGATTGGAGACACTTCCAGCGTATCAAGAACGAACTTGCGGGTGCTGAAAGAGAAGCCGTAGAAATCTTCCCACCTGAAAGCCAACTTGTTGATACATCAAATCAGTATCACCTTTGGGTTCTACCTGAAGGCACAACATCTTTCTTCACTTGGAACGAAGGTCGTCATGTAGTCAATGACCCCCAAGACCCAGAGAACAAAGAGTGGTTGCGGTCAAAAGGTTTAGACCCAGAGGTAATTATGGGAGCAAGGCAAAGACCTTATGACGAAGAGTAAGTCTGTTGTGGGAACAACAAAAAGTAAAAGAATCGAGGAGGACGCTTCCCGTTTGTACGCGGAGGGGTTGTCAATCGAGAGTGTTGCCAGCGAACTAAAGGTTTCCTATAGATGCGCTCGCAAAGCAATAAGAAGTAGGGGAGTTCCCCTGCGAGACCCATCTGCCCGTGTCAAAGGCAGGACTAGCCCGAAGAAAAGGAAGTAAGAAATGAAAGTGAACATTGTATGGACTGCCGTAGGAGCATTGGTTTTCGGACTTGCTTCTTTCTTCGCGGCGTGGCAGAATTCAGTTCCTTGGACTATCGCCCTAGGATTCTCGGCTTTGACGAGCGCGACGCTCGCAAGCAGGGAACGCTAGACAAGTTCAAGACAAAGCCCTCCGCATACCTTCCTCTTGCGGGGGGCTTCTTTCTGCGTGTCGTATTGACTTTTGTTTTGACTTATAGTATTGTTATGTCTTGAAAGGGGGTCTTCAATGACCACACAACAATTAGTTCTCTTTGGTGAGAACCCTGCTCCCGCACCTGCGGTTCCTGCGCCTGTCGCAAATGTTGCCCCAAAGTTCAATTGGAAAGAACTTTATGAGGCACTTTCTAAACTTCCTAAATCGAAGTATGCCATACCAACAGATGAACTTATGGGTGATTATATGGTTCAGCCTGTTGATAATGACCTTGTATTCGTTGAAATCCGCGAGTTCAAGAAGACCACATATCTTCGCCGTCTGATTGGCTCATACGGAGGCTTCTCTCGTATCAAGCCAGCACCCGAAGATACGCTTGCTTTTGTGCGTATTTTGCTTGGCGACCCATACAAGTATGCCAAGTTGTTCGCTGTTCACTACGCTTGCTGTGCCAAGTGCGGTGCTGAACTCACAGATGATGTTAGTCGTGAGTTAGGTCTTGGTCCGGTTTGCCGAAAGGCTTTCGGAAGATAAGACACGGGTTAGACAAAGTGGCGACTTTCACCCCCGAAATCGCCACTTGTCTGACTTTTCTGTGCTAAGGTAACACCATAAGACATAGCGACTTATAAAAGAAAGGTTGTAAAACAACCCTCTCCCCACAGCGGGGGGAATAAGGCGGGTAAGTAACGCCGATGGTGGCTTCCACAGCACCCTGTCCCTGTCCCCTAACAAAGGAACACTCAATGCTAAAACCTACTAACAAAGCCGTCGAAAAAATCATTGCGGTGGCGTTGTCAGTAACATTTTTCTCTGTCGTTTCGGCTTTTGCCCAAACTTCAGGCTCAGAAGATGTTGCCAGCCTACAGGCGAAAGAGGCTATAACTCTAAAGTCCGTAGAGGCGGAAATAGAAGCACAAAAAGCAAAACTCGCAGAACTTCAACTAAAGAAGTTCTCAGTAAAGAAAACTCCCTTCTCAGATGTAGAACTAGCACAACTGCTTAGCGCGGTTGGCTTTGAGGGCAAGGCTCTCAAAACAGCGTGGGCTGTCGTGAAGAAGGAATCAAATGGTCGTCCCCTAGCCTTCAATGGCAACACACGAACAGGGGACTCGTCATACGGAATCTTCCAAATCAATATGATTGGTGGGCTTGGCGTTGTTCGTCGAGATAAGTATGACCTAGACTCAAACAAAGACTTGTTTGACCCAGTAGTCAACGCGGAGATTGCTTATCATATGAGTAATGGTGGCGAGAATTGGATTTCTTGGAAGATTCAAGCCCCTTACACTAATCGTGATGAGGTAAGATTTCAGTATTGGTATGAACGCTTCCCAGAAGGATTCTCAAATGAACAATGAAGAAGTAACAACCCCAGAACCACAGTATTACTACGAACCAGTAGTAGAGCCTGTTGCGGTTGAGTCCGTTGTCGTTGAGCCAACACCTGAACCAGAACCACAATTTTTCGCAACACCAGAAGTTGTAGAAGACCCAATTGTTGTTGAAGAGCCGGTTGTTGTAGTCGAAGAACCAAAAGCAAAAAGTAAAAAGTCTGCGGTTGCAGCGCCAGATACTTTTGCAGATGACGAAGTTGTTTTGTTGTCTAGCCTGAAGTTCAAGGCAGTTTCAAGAAACTCTCGTTCTGTATTCTTGGTTCAAGAAAGACTTTATCAACTTGGCTATGATGGTGGTTATGAAGACCAACCAGGTTGGCTAAGTGATGGAACACGCAAGGCGCTCGCAGAGTTTTGCTCCTGTGATGAAGCATCTGTGCGGGTTGATGATGAAAAACTTATCAAGCGTCTTTTCGAAGGAACCTCAGTAAAGGTTTCAGAGTAATCTTCTAAACAAATCAACGCCTCGGCTCTCACATAAACTTGATGAGCCGGGGCGTTAGGTTTATGGAAGGACGACAACTTGGCTTGTAAAAGCGAAAAGCCCCCTCTAGGTAAAACTAGGGGGGCTTTTTGTTCTTACGGGCTACCTGTCTTGCCAGTAAGAAACTTAGGCTACTAGGCAGTAACTCCTGCGTGTGCGGTCATAATCAACGTGAGTCCACGAATAAATCCAGCCTCGTTCTCTGTTATAGACTTCAGAACCTTCCAGCCACAATCCGCACTTAGCACATACACCTCTAAACTCAGACTCATCTCGCTTCAGCCGGGGTTCAGGTCGGTGATTTGTTTGTGGTTGGCTTGCGGTCGTAAAGTTTTTTACTTTTTGCTCTACGACCTCTGCCTCCGTCTTTGGTTTGCCGATTACTTCTTTGAGATGACACTTCCCACATAAGTTTTCAGTTCCCTGAAACTTTGGGTTATACCAATCTCCGCATTGAGAACACGCTCTTGGCTTCAAGTTATCTGTTTTCCTTCTTGATAGTTTGGTATGACTTGCTCTCGCCAGCACTATTGCGGTAGCCATAGCGAACGAGCCTGAATTGAATAGCAGATGGAGTAACGCCTAGTAGTTTTGCTAAACGATAAACTGTTACGCCTTGCTCTGTTGCCTGATTGAGTAGGTAAGAGTATTCCTCTGCCTCTGCCCTAAACTTCTTACTAGACGAGCGAACCTGTTGAGCGAAAGGTTGAAGTTCCTTTAGCCTTGCCAGTAGTTCCTCGTTAGGCATTGTGTATTGAACCTGCGTAGGCATTGGATAACGCGGTGGTTCAGGTAGCACCAAGTCAGATGAGATAGGTGTCGCGGTAGTTCCCTTCACGATTTGTCTAATTGTTTCTCGTGATAGTTCTAACGCTTTTCCAATACTCGCCTGTGTCCAGCCCTTTTTAGTAAGAGCGTGAATAAGACCATTTCGACCTTCTTGGTCTAGCGACTTTAGAGTTTCAGCCATTTCATCAGGTAGGACTTGTCCTATCTTGTTGATTTCTCCAGCCAGTCGTCTGTTTGTTTTCACTCGCGGGTATCTGTTGATTTCCCTAGCGGAGTGCGCTTTCTTTAGTTGTTCAGGGTTTGTCCTGAAGTTTATCTTTGTCATTTTATCCTTTTATCCTTTCTTTGTCATAATCATAGACAACGACAAATCTTTTGTCAAATTAGTTAGGCAGGTTCAATCCGAAAATAAATCCCCCACCATTGCCTTCCTCGTCTTGGCTAATCTCAATCTGCCCTACTTCACCATTGGCAAATCGCACTTCGAATACGGGGAAAGGCTTGCCACCCCACTCGTCCTCTGTCATACCGAGAAACTTTTGGATTGTCGCGCCTTCGAAACTGCCGTAATAGTTTTGCCAAAACTTGTTGGCTCTTTCCTTTTGTTGTTCTATTGTTAGCGTCTCACTCATTTTTACTTTTTCCTTTCGTCTTTAGATTAGTCGAACATCTTTACTATGCGGGCTACAAAACTATTGAGCAGGTCAGCATTGGCTTGGTAGTAGTGATAGCCCTTGTTAGCCCTGCGCCCTGTGCGGGTTACTCTTTTGTAAGTTCCCCATACTGCGCTATCAGGTAGTCCTCTCATTGTCTTGCCCCTTTCTTTGTTATGCCCTAATAGTATGACATACATACACGATTGTCAAGCCTAAGGGGTGTGTTTTGTAACACATACTATGCGGGCATAGAAAAGCCCCCCTTGCGGGGGGCTTCTCGCCTTAGAACGCTATGCCTGTCAAGTGGCGGTAGCACTTGTCCTCTAGGTTATACATTGAGAGTTTAGTGCCACACTCGCAATAGCGAGCCTTCTTATTTACTTTTAGCGGTTGAACATTTGAACCCTCAAACTTCATACCCATACCGAAGTCAAGTTCTAGGTCTTGTGTGATTGTGTCAAACATTTTGTTTCCCCCTTTGTAAGCACCCCTTGTGCTTATGAGTAAATACTATGCTATGCGGGTAAGCGTGTCAAGTTTATTTTAGGTGATTTAGGTAACAAAAAAGCCCCCTTGCGGGGGCTTCTCTGCGAAGTCTTTTAGGCTAGTGATAGAGCCTCTCGTGGGTGGTTGAGAACAATTCCCAAGATTTCCTCTGCGGTGAGCATACGGGTTTCTGTGCCGTAGGCTTCCTCTGTAACGATAACGCTTGTGATGGGTGCGGTAGTGCCTAGAAGTAACTCTCGCACTCTTTCCTTGTAATCAACTACGAAACTGTAATTTGTCTCGTAAGACTTTCCCTCATCAACTGTAATCATTACTCCGTATTGTGCCATTTGTTTTCCCTTTCTTATTACTACACCTTGTAGCAATGAGTAAAGACTATAACACCTATACACGCTTGTCAAGTTATAACACGCCCACGCCCTGTGTTTTATAACACACCTAGCCAGCCTAGTCAGTAGCCTTGTTACTTGTTAGTAGTCAGGCTAGTAAGTTACTCGCTAGTAACTTAGTATCTAGTCAATGTCCTCTTATTTGTTAGCAACTTATTTAGACCTAACACTTGTCAGACTATTGACTACAACTTTAGACAATGACACAAGCAACCAAGATGTCTAGTAATGACTACAAACAACTTATAAAAACTTTTTAGACACACAACTAGGCTCATTTGTAACATTTTGTTACCTTTCCTATGACCCCCTAGAAAGCAGAAAGTAAAACTTGAGCCACTATGACTCAACTTTGTAAGCGTAAATCCAAAATAAAAACAAAATTAATAAAACATAAGAACAACTCCGGAAACGATTTGCAGAGAGGCTAAGAAATAGCACTTCCATCTCACAGGCCAAAACCAATAATCGTAAACCTTCATATATTTTGTAAATCGTCCATTACAGGGCTCCAAATCTTCTAGAGTTTCCTGTACGCATCAATATAAATGCTGTAATATAGAGCAATGAAGAAAAAGGTTAGACTTCCAGCAGATGAGGTTAGATTCCTTTCTTCTCTAGAGCCAGAGTTGCTTCATAGCCGTCTGAGAGCCCTCTGGGAGGCTGGATGGTCTCTAAAGATTATTGCCGATTCTCTTGAGCCACAAAGACCTAAATCAACAGTTCACTTCTGGGTTCAAAACGCAACACCACAGGAACAGCGTCGAGCAATACCGCCTACACCTCCTAAGTCTCTTACTACAACAGCACCTCTACTCAACTCACCTCGACTTCGCAGTATCTCCCCAAGCGTTCCCCCAGAACTAAAGGCTCACCTACAAGAATTAGCAGTCTTAGCAAATCGCTATAGAGCCAAGACTCCTCCAGATAGCCCGTTTGCTAAAGCCAATCAAGAACTTACCCATGTGGCTCGTATGCTTTACAACCGCGGAGTTCCTGCCGCAGACATCGCTGAAGCCGCTGGGATAACCTACAGAGCCATCGCAAGGCGGCTCTCCAATGGCTAGAATCTATAAAACATCTTCTGGAAATTTCTCTGAGCACGAGTTAGTAGTTGCTATATGGACAAACCCAAAGAAGGCAAAGGCTAGACCCAACGCCAGACCCCTTGAGACCCTTACAGCAGAGAAAAATCCTTATCCGATTGCTTTTCCCTTAGAGATGCTTCAAAAGATACAGTCTTGGATGTATTGCCAAGTGGCTAAAAGCCAAGAAGATATAGATGACGTGCTTTTCAAAGGTAAAGCAACAAGAGAGAAGCCCCTACTAGTTCCTATAAGTCTTGCCAAGCATTATCTAGGCTGGGAAGAGTTCTATATACCTACAGAATATAAGGATTTGAAATGAAAGTTCATGCAGACGTCTTCCCAGCAGCCGTTGCGATTGCCCCTAGAGAGTCAGTGATTGACTTTGACTCCTTCGGACCTCGTGGTGGCGGCCCACAGGGCACTAGACGCCTAGATAGATGCCGAATCGTAGTCGTCAATGACCGAATAATGATTGGTGTTGATTCTCCAGAGGGTCCAACACTAGTCTTCCAAGAAAAGTATGTTTCCTACGAAAAGAAAGACAAACTACATATTGTCGAAACCGCTGATGGCAAGGTGATGGTCTTCAAGAAAGACGACAACTGCGGATGCGGGTCGCGCTTACGTTCTTGGCAGCCTTATGGGAACATTGTCGCATGACCGAGTTCTTCTACTTTCTTGTAGGTGCTCTTGCCACCTACCGTCTCAGCAGAATCTTGACCCAGGACGAAATCTTCAACGGGCTCAGGAACCGCCTGTGGCGCAGGTTCCCCCCAGAGACTAATAAGTTCGGATATTTATTTACTTGTATGTGGTGTATGAGCATTTGGACAGCATCGCTGTTTGTTCTATCAAGTATCATTATGCCTACGATAACTCTCTATGTTTGTATAGTGTTTTCACTATCGGCCATAGCGGGTCTTCTAGCCGCATACGAAAATAGAAATTGATTCGTATTCCGTGAAAAAGACAAGGAGTAAATCAGTGGGAGTTTTCCTACGCGATGGCGAGAACACACAAGAGCCTAAGAAGCCAGTAGCGGCTCAGGCGTCTCGAAAAAGAACATCCAGTCGCAGAAGTAGTCGCTCTACTCAAGTAGTGGCACAGTCTCCAGTAGTAACTGGCGCGGCATCTATCTTTCTTTCTAATCAAGCAAAGTCTGCATCTTATTCAACTCCAAGAACTTTAACTGCGGCAGCAGTTCAGATAAAAATAAACGACAAGGGTGAGTTCGAACAATTTAGAACTCGTCGTTCAGCAGCATCATCAGCATGGCAAGCAGAAGCCTGGGAATATTACGATGCTATTGGTGAAATCAAATATGCTTTTAATTTAGTTGCATCTGTTGTTTCTCGTATTCGTATTTATGCAGCGATTGTAGATAATCCATCAGAGGCTCCTGCATCTGTAAGAGACTCTTCAAAGATTGACCCACGTCTTGCGGCAGCAGCAGAGCGTGCTCTTGCTCGTTTAGATTCAGCATACGGAGGACAAGCAGGTCTTCTTCGTGATGCAGCACTTAATCTTTCTGTTGCTGGTGAATGTTATTTAGTTCAGATGCCAGAGTTGCGTGGAACTGGATTACCAGAGTCTTGGGATATTCGTTCTGTTGATGAGGTTCTTGCTGATAACCGTGGTGGATACAACGTAATCTCTCGTCGTGAACAATCTGGCGGACAAAGCAACATTGGTATCAAGAGACTAAACAACAAAGCATTTGTTGGTCGCATTTGGCGTTCACACCCACGCTTCTCAGATGAAGCAGACTCATCGCTACGCGGTTTGCTAGACCTTTGCGCAGAACTTCTTCTCCTCAACAGAACATTCCGTGCAACTGCACGCTCTCGCCTCAATGCTGGTGCGTTGTATTTGCCTGATGGACTTTCTGTTGCTGCACAAGGCGACCCAGATTATCCATATGACACTGACAATGAACTAAATCCACAGTTTGTTGCTGAAGAAGCAGAAGATGAGTTTGAAGAGCAACTCATTGATGCTATGACAACTCCAATTCGTGATGAAGAGTCAGCATCAGCAGTTGTTCCACTTATTATTCGTGGTCCAGCAGAACTTGGCGACAAGATTAAGCAGTTTAAGTTCGAGCGTTCATTTGACCCAGCGTTGGCTCAACGTGCGGACCGTGTTCTAGAGCGCATCTTGCAGGGACTAGATGTTCCAAAGGATGTTGTTACAGGTCTTGCGAATGTAAAGTATTCAAACGCACTACAAATTGATGAAGCACTATACAAGGCACACATTGAACCTTTAATGCTTCTTATCGCTGATGCTTTGACTATTGTTTATCTTCGTCCATACCTAGTTGCTCAGGGTTACAACGAAGCAGATGTAGAAAAGATTGTTGTTTGGTATGACCCATCAGCAGTTTCAACTCGTAATGACCGAGCAGCAGATGCTGACGCAGGTTATGACCGAGGAGTTATTAGTCAACAGACTTGGCGTCGTGCCCACGGGTTCTCCGATGCTGATGCTCCAACAGCAAATGAGTTTGCTCTACGAATGCTCAATGAAAAGGGAGTTATTACTCCAGAACTTACTGAAACATTCTTAGCAGCGTTTGCTCCAGAGGTTATGAACGAAGTTAGAGAGCAAGCAGTATCAGCATCTCAAACAAATATGACTCCAGAGCAAGACCAAATGATTAGAGATGCCGCTTTTGGTAAGCCTGTTGCACCAGTGGAAGGCGGTGAGCCAAGTGGTACAGAAACTAGCCCAAACGCCAGCGCCTAAAAAAGATAGAGTAAAAGGCTCTAGTAAAAACGCTAAGGGCTCTGCTTCTACAGGAAAGACTGCTCGTAAAGTAAAGTTCTCTGCTGCTGTAGAAAAGTCTTTGAAAGAAAAAGTAAAACAACATAACGAGAAGTCTTCTAAGAAAGTAACTTTAGGAACGCTTAAGGCTGTGTATCGTCGTGGTGCTGGTGCATACTCTGTATCTCATCGTCCTGGAATGAATCGCAACCAATGGGCAATGGGTCGCGTCAACGCTTTCTTGCGTCTAGTAAAGAGCGGAAAGCCTTCTAACTCTGCATATAAAGCAGATAATGATTTACTTCCAGCAAACCACGCACGTTCTACAAAGAAATCAGCATCTATTACTGCATCTGGCTTAGTTCCAGAAGAGCGAGATTTAGCAGAAGCGCTTATTGCAATCACTCAAAAGCATGGTCCATTTGACCAAGACGGTAGTGGAGTTTGGGCCGGCTACACACCTGCTTTAGAAAATGAAGTTAAAGATATTGGTGTCAAGTGCAGCAACTGCATCTTTTTCCAAGGACCAAACAAGTGTCAGATTATTTCTCTCGAAGTTGAGGCAGATGGTAAGTGCCGCTTTGCTGTGATTCCAGAGGGTGTTGTTTCAGTAAAGCCTGAGTATAAAGGTCTTACAGATGAAATTGAAGAATACATGGTAGAAAAAGAACTTACTATAGAACTAAAAGATAAAGAAGATTACGAATATCCAGAAGATGCTATTTTGGCTATGGCAGAATATTCAGGATTTGGCTATGAAGCAGAACATGCAATCCGTGCTTCATGGCTTCGTGGTGTAAGAAATGGTGAGGACCCATTCAAGAGAGCAGCACTTTTAGCCTCCTTGGGTTATGAAAGTTTAGACGCAGATTTACTTCCAGAAATTGAAGAGGAAGAAGCAGATGAGTAGAGTCCGTCGTTTGAGTTTCGCTATTGCTGAGCAGGGTCGTCGTGCCAATGCAACTAAACAAGCAATGCGTTTGCGTGATTCAGTTCTTCAGATTCTTGAAGAAGTCAATCAGAACACCTCTGTATCTCGTAGAGTCACAAAGCGCTCAGCGTTTACAGTTGTTCTTCGCTCATTACAACAAACACGAGACCTTCCATTTTCTCTCCGCGAGCACATGGCTCTCAAGGAACTTTCTTCATATATCAATCTTGCTCAAAGTAATAAAGTAAACTCACTTACTCTTTCTCATACAGACCTTCTTCCTATTTCACACCCACGTTCTACACGTCAACACACGTTGACAGCATCTGCTCTAAGAAACTATAAGTCTCAGTGGTTTGCGGATGACCCACGCATTACCGACGAGCGTGCAAGAATTATTCTTGCCTCTGCTTTCTCTTCCGAACCAGGTTCTGTAGAACATATCTACTACACATCTGTTCTTTCAGGAATGCCTACAGGATTAGTTCCTACAGAAGCGCTACTAGCAGCATTTGGAGACGGAAACTCTCCAATGAACCGTTCTCTTCGTGCTCAACTACAGCGTCGTGACCGTTTAGGACGATTTGCTTTCCAAGGTGGAGGTATTAGGGCACTCGTTCGTCGTGCAGGACAAGTATTCAGTCTTTCTGGCAGAACATTGATGGACCTTCCAGATGGAAGAGTTCAGATTGAACTTGCTGACGGAAAAATTGTTGCTGTAAATCCAGAAAAGGGAGAATACCTAAAGGCAATTCTTCCTGGACAGAGTAAAGATGGATATTCACCTGCTCCAGTAAAAAATGTTTCGATGTTTGACGAAGTTGTTGACGAATCACAGTTAGAAGTTTTTGATGCCCCTAACGGCTGGGAAAAAGACGGCGATGTTTGGAAGAATGAAAACTGGGCTGTTACAAAAGATGAAGCAGGAAAGTTCAACGCAACAAATGGCGAAGGCGGACAAGTAGAAGGTAACGGCTGGGCAGATATTCTTGACGGCATTGATGACTTTGAAAAGGTAGCAGACAAGCAACCAGAGGCTAAGCCAGAACAAAAACAAGAACAAGAAAAGAAACCTGCTCCTGGATTTGAATTTAATTACCCACAGGGTGCTGTAAAACTTTATCAAGGAAGAGAGTATGACCCAGAAGGTCGTCAAGACGAAGAAAGTCCAGATTTTACTGATGACCCTGTAGAACTTGCTCAAAGATTTGAGCCTAGTGAACTTATTGAGGCTTTAGAGCAAGCAGTTTTGCCACAAGGTGAAAATGAAAACGCTTTTGGCTATGGAGCACTTAGATTTGGTCGTGGTGACGAGTTAGTTCCAGCAGAGGCTATCTACAAAGCATTAGGAGAGTCTGGAGAAGATGCTGACCTTGAATTAGCAAAGATTTATGACAAGGGTCTTGGCTCTGATGCTAACGAAAAGGCTCTCATTGACTCACGCAAGGGTCCAGAAGAGGTTTCTGGTCAGATGCCAGACATTGCTGAAGCATTTGAGCGCGTTACAAAAGAAAATACGCCAGATGTTGCTCCAGCAGCAGAAGAACCAGAGTTCAAAGAAGAAGAACGCGACACAACACCGCTTCCAACACTGCTAAAAGGTCTTACAGAGAATGAACTTGCTCGCTTTATGGAGAGTAAGGACCACACCATACATCTTCCAAAGAATTTTGATATTCCAAACGAAGAAATCCCAGAGGGATACAACAAACTTGACCCTGCTCCTTTCCAAAACTGGCGCGAAGTTACAGAACAAGACCAAGACCCAAATCTTCCAATAGGTTTTAGTGATAACCCAGTATTTTTAGCGCAAAACATCTCTCAAGAAGAACTTCTTAAAGAATTTCGTCGTGCTCTAGAGCCAGGAAACGAAGCACCAGGGTATGGCGCAATCAAACTAACAACAGATGATGGTGAAGAGTTCGTAGCCAACGTTCCAGGCGAAGCAATTCGTGACGCACTACAACTTCAAGGCGTAGATACCAATATTGCTACAACAGAGATTTATGCTGAAGCAGGAGATTTAGTTGCTCTCAATGATGAGGATGCAGCAGAAGTTATGCGACAGATTATGGCCGAAGAAGGACCATTTGCTCCTGGAGCAAAGTCTCCTGTTGCCAAAAAAGCACCTGCTGTTCCTACAGATAAAGAAGAAAAAGAAGAATCTCCACAATATATTCCATTCCCTAAAGATGACACTCCACGTTTTGATAAAGGAATGATGCCTGGGCTACCTGCTTACAAGCGTGACCCTGAAGAACCTATTGATTTAGTCGGAACTAACATCAAAGTTGGTGACAGAGTTCTACACCGAGGAAAATATAAGACAGTAAAAGAAATTAGCGGCTAGG